CTCTGAAATATGGTTGCATGAGTTCAACTTCTTCTGCTGCCTGCAATCTAACACTGAGTGCAGAGTCAAACACAGACTTTGCAGCAGTAGATAGCTGGAACTGTCCAATGTTACAGAATACACCACCTTGGTTTACGATGTCAATAGTCTTATTAATTGTTTGACCTCTATTATCATCCTGAGAATAAGATGTGCCAAACTTTTGAGTAATACTACCACCTGGGTCTTGGATGTTTACCAGTCCAGAAGATCCATATGATTCATCATTACCATATGATGCATATTCTGTACTATATCCCCACTGCAGATAGTGTGCATGATCACGTAGAGATGCACCAAATCTATCATATGTCAGCACACCTGCTTCTGAACTTCCCATAAAACCAGCAGATTTAGCAGATGCATATGGGTTACCTTCTGCAGCAGATGTACTGCCTCTTTGTGCATATCTAATCTCGTGATAGTGAGGAGCAACAGATGGTGTTGCAAATGCTCCAACAGGACCAGCACTCCAACTTACATTACCGTAAATATATGGTTCGACAACAGATGTTACCTGATCAAATCCATCACTTGTAAATGTACTGATACTAAATGTATCGGTAGCACCACCACCAATGGTAGCTCCACGCCATCCAATATACTGAACACCAATCATATCAAATGCATTTGGATTGGCAGCAGTGAGGGCATTACCCATCTCGCTACCAATGCTTGGGTCAGTTGTTTGCTTAAGAATAATGTTTACACCACTAGTTCTGTATTGAGTAGGAATATCAATAAAAACTTCTCTCCAGTTTGAGTAAGCATTATCATAATCGTCAGCATCACCCAAACCAGCAGATGTAAAGTCACCTCTAGATGGAATTAGCATAGACTCAGTGCCATTTGGCCATCTGATGTATAGTCCTTCACCATTATTGTTTGGTCTTTCACCACCATTCTCGTCATTGCCTACGATAGCATAGACGAACAGTTGCGTTGCATCACTAAAATCCAGATTAGAATACGTTACTTGTCTACTAGTTCTAAGACTATTAAATGGTGATGTCCCTGGTGTGCCAAATGCAAGATACTGAGTGGCACTTTCAATATTAGTTGTAACATCCGCTCCACCACTTCTAAATCCAGAACATTCTGGTGATGTTGTGGTAGAAGTTTTACTTGCAAACTCACCTTCTCCATAATTAATCAAAGCAACATTGCTATATGATGCTTTAGATGTCATGAAACTTTCAGTAACACTGTAGTATACTGCTTCACCAGTTTGTCCCCCAGGTGTAATTTCAGATCCTGTTGGTAACTGTCTAACAGTTGACATTACATATGTTCCACCAGTCGATCCAGCAATATTAGGTTGTGCTGTTGTGGTACTGTTTCCAGGTCCATCGTCTGGAGTCAAAGAAATACCGCCTGGTTGGTTGCCATCGACAGTACCAGTACCCATCAATAGTCTAGATCTATAATCTGGTAGATTAAATGTGGTTGCCGTAGAACCATATGTATCGCCAATAACCCGATACAAAGCAATATAATCAGATTTGTCTAAAGTTCTACCATCACACTCAATCCATCCAGGGAATCTGGATTGAATTGCCCAATTGTTTCCTTCTGTAGTAGGATTGGTGCTACTACTCCATGATCCTGGTTTAGGTACACTAATAATTGTACCAATAGAAGCACCAGTATGCTGAGTTGCTGTGGAATATCTGTATGCCATATCAGTATTTGATTAGGTATTCTACCAAGATGTACTTTGAGACGATATCGTCCATTTTAATTGTCTCGTCTGCAGATAATGTAACTGCAGTGGTTACGTTGAAAGCATCAACAGTTGTCGAAGGTATATATGATTCAGTGTCTCTGGTTGGGAATGATCTTTCAATAACATGCTGGTGAACAGCTAGTGTTTGAGATCCAGCAATAGGTGTTACCTGTCCAATAATACCAACAGAGTTGAGAGACTGTAGTTCTGGCGAAGAGTCAGAAACAGACATTTCCTCATCATAATCTTCATCGTTAGAATATGCCCAGACAGGCAAATTACTGTAGTGACCGTGAGTGAGATACGCTGTATCAACTACGTTAATTTGATCTGTAACAACACCAAGGTTTGTACCGAAGTTCTGGTTACTAAGAAACTCCAATTCAGTTTGAGGAATTGCCATTCCACCACTATAGTTGATGGTTACACTAGTTCCTCTGTTCAGTGTAAGGTCTGTTTCAATACCAACTCTAGGAACTGCGTTGCCATCATCATCTTCAACAGTAATAGCAGTGTATACACCAGAAGCACTGTTTGCCTGAATATACTTTGCTCCCAAGTCTGGTAATTGGAATGTACCACCTGATTCGTTTGCAGCAACATCCTCTTCCAGTGTGGTATCTGGTTTTCTAAACTTAGAGTTTTGACCAACACCCAAAATATCTTTTAAATTTGGATATTCAATACCAGAATAGATCCTACCATCACACCTCAGATAACCAGCAGGTACATAATTTCTATAGTCAGTTCCATTTGGATCAGTGCCATCTAGAGTTCTAGCAAAAGCAATGATAGTTCCAGGAAAGACTCCATATTTTCCTCTTTCAAAACTGTAATTTGCTGCCATTTTAGTATGCTCTGATGATATGCAAGACGTTCAGTTGTGGTGTCTGTGTGTTAACACGAATAGAAGCAATGCCCTCAAGTGAATCATTAACTGGTTGCATATTACCTCTCTGTACATTATTTAACACCAGAGTAGCAGGTAAATTCATGCTACCCTTCGTAATTGAATAAAACTGTGATGGGTGATAGTGAGCATCTAAACTTTCTTGACCAGAGTTCAGGAAGTTTACAAATGGGTGTGATGTATCAACAGCAGCAAATGACCATGGATCAGCGATATCACTTAATGTATCCATGTTGTTACTGTCAACATAGTTATAGTTACTGCTACCATTCTGTCCAGGGTTTCTTCTTGCTGCCCAACCACCTGCAGATTGATAACTACCAGACCTAGTAATGTACGAACCCGATACAGGGCTGCCATCAAAAACACCAATTCTTTGTCTTTCGTCAACGGGGTTGTTTGCCTCCATTCTATTAAACTGAGGAGATCCGCAGTCATCAGGACAAAATAAGAAACAGTTTGCGTTACCATTATTCTGGCACGCTTCTGCCCACTGGTTTGGTGCAGAAACAACTTCAAATGATCCTGTGCCTGCTGTTCCTTCTCCAGTTCCACCACCGTGAGAGTGAGTACCAATGTGATGGTCACCAAGTGCTCTACCAGTGGTAGCTAGACCATCAAAGAATACTGGATCGTTTAAGTTTACCTCAGTGACAAATCCGAGCATGTTGTTGACTGACTGGTTGAACTCTGCATACAAGTCAATCTGAGATGTTCTAACAAAGTTGACTTGGTTAGCACCATCATCACCCATCAAATCACGAAAGTTCTGTGGAATATCATATCCGCTGATACTATCATGTGATGGGTGATAGTCAGTCATACTCTTGGATTGAATGTTTGGCAGTTTAAAGTCAACATTCAATGTTCCACCGTATCTATTACCAATGATTTCATAAAGCAGTGGGAACTCATCAACCCTCAATGTTTGAAAGTTACATTGCAACCATCCAGAAGGAATCTGTGAGATATCACCAGTCCAGGGGACAATCGTTCCAATCGCTGTCCCCTTTAGTGACTTTAGAAAGTTATAATTAACTGCCATCTATTATACCTCTACGAGCCTCCAACCTTGATCTGCAGATCCAATGTTTGTTCCGTCACCATCTTGTGCGCCAACATAGATGAGTCCAAATCCTGCATTTCTGGTGTTAACGATTAGTTCGCCACCACCGTATGCAGTTCCTAGACCACCCAAGGTTGTACCAGTAGCATCTCCTTGGATACGAACACCACTCTGAGCACGAATGACCAATTGGCAATTATATGTTAGATTGCCACCGATGTCAACAAATCTGATCATATCTCCAGTTGCTGCTGCAGGTAGTCTCATGACTAGGACAGTATCAGTACCAGATGGTTTGACGAGATAGTTTGTGTTGACCACACAAGGGATTGCACCATTGTCAGCGTTAGAAGGTGTATCAATAAAGACCCACTTTCTACCACCAGTCTCAGTTACCCAGTTGGTGATGTTATTAATATTTATTCCACCACCAGTAATGTTGATGTCGTTATAAATGCTGACTTCACCGTCTCCACCAATCATGAAGTCAGGTGTGCCACTGAAGTTAATACCAGTGGATCCTGCGTACAATCTGAATGGACCGTCGAAGTCAATACCACCAGCAACGTCAAGGTCACCGCTAGACTGAACAAGTCTTAATCTACCGTTGTTTAGTGAAGTATCCTGAGCATTGGTGTTGGTTACTCTGAAGTCACCAGTGAATGTTGCAGCACCAGTTGCACCAAGTAGAGCAGCAGATGCAGTTGCAGTTCCATCACCAATGATCTTGACTTCACCATCGCGATTGATGACAAGTCTTTCAGTTCCAGTAGTGTCACGCTCGATAACGAATCTGTTATCAGCAGATGTAAGTTGAACTTGGAAGTCTGCTGTTCCAGAAACTTGGTTATCAACCAGAGTGCTGGTGAATGTGCCAGATACAGTGTCAACAACTAGTCTGTTGTTTCCAGTAACGCCATTGTTGATAACAAATCTTTCTGGTGATGCATCGATGATGCTTACAATTCTTACGAATTCACCAGATGGGCAGGTGTTACCAGCAGATAGTCTGAGGAAGTCTTGTGCATTGAACTGACCACCAAACTCACCGAGTTGAATGGTAGTTGCACCAGCATCAAGTGTTACATCAGATGGGCCACCATCACCTTCGCGGATGAATGTTGCATCCTGAGTGAAGATTAGTTTTGCAACTGGTGCGTTATCTGCGTGTGCTGCAGCAGTTGTACATGCAATACCACGCTCAATAACAACAGTTCTATTTGCTACACTTGGAGGATTCTGAACTCTAACAATTTCATTGTCGATGAGTAGTAGGTCACCAACAGTGAGGTTGTTGACGTTATTAAGTGGTAGAGTTGTGGTAACACTGGTCATTGGAGTACCAGGATTACCTGTATCAACCTTAGCAGAATCTAGGACAACACGAGCATCAGTTGGAGTTCCAGTAATGCTGATTGGAGTTGTGCTTGCAGCAGTTCCAACCAACTGGAATGTCTGACCACTAACGTTGTAAGCATAGTATAGAGTATTGGTAGCAACACCTGTTAGACCAGTCGTATCAGTGAAGACGACGATGTTACCGTTGACCAGATAGTTTGCTGGTCCAAGGACGTTATCAACAACCAATGTGTTGTTAGAAATACCAGCAGTGGTGAATCTTAAGGAATCACAGTATCTTTCGACGTATGCATAGTGATCAACGTTGAGACTGTTGAGGTCACCAATGTTGTGTGAGATGGCACCAGTTCCAAGAACACCTCTTGTTACTGTAACAGCACCGCTGTTGTTACCACCTTGCTGGGTTACATCGCCCTCTAGGAGTGTATCACCCTTAACGTTAAGTGCGTTGTTGATGGTTGTTTGACCAGCAATTGCACCGAAGTTCAGATCAACTGCTCTTGTAAATGCATTGATCTCAGCACCAGCACCATTTCTGGTGAACAGGTTGATGTTTCTAGCGTTAGATTGTAGTTCGACCAATACATCTTCGTTGCCAACGATGCTTGTTAGACCATTGTTGATCTCAAGGATCGAAGACTCAAGGATTGTCTGGAAGTTCTTGACAGTTAGTCTAGACTCAGCAGCATTTGCTCTTGCACCACCAATATTGATTAGAGATCTGAAGGTGTTGGTAGTGTTAGGAACAGTACCAATGTTGATCTCAGAATCCTCAGATGTGGTGTGGATGTTGAGTCTGCTTGTATCAGCAGCAGTGCCGATGTTCAGAGTCTGGTTATCGGTGCTACCACCAACATTGATTGTCTGCGTACCAGTTGCATCGTTGAATGCATTGACTGAAGTTGCGTCATTAGCAAAGTTCAGTGTGGTAACTGTTGCCTCTAGGAGGTTAAATGTGGTCTGAGTAGACGTTAGATCACCACCATTGACTGCTAGGTCAGTCTCAACACGAAGGTTGCCACTGATAAATCCGTTGCCGTCAACTGCTAGTGCCTGGTTGTACAGACCACTGTTGGAGTTACCGTTGAGTTGATTGTTGGTTACGTTAATACCAAGTCTACCACCATTGGTAGTAGAAACTCTCAACGTTGCCTCATTATTTGGAGTGCCGCTGTCACCACCAACCAAGAATGCATTGTCTTGTGCAATCTCAGTTCTAGCTGCGAACGTTG